GGTTTCCTCATCGGGTAAAATCACAGGCACCTTGAACGGCAAATCAGACGACCTTACGGGCCTTGCCCTCATCGCTGGTGGTAAAGGCAACGACGGTGACGCCTCGACGAAGATCGGTTTCAAGGCAGGCAAGCTGATTCTGGTGGCGGACGAGCTTCCCCTGCTCACGCACAAGCTCTACGACGCGGCCACGAACCTCCTGTCCAACGACGGTTTCCAGATGCTCGCCACGGGGAACCTTACCTCGGTGTTCGACCCGTTCGGGTTGTTCACCGAACCCGAGGACGGATGGGACAGCATCACCGAGGACAGCATGGAGTGGAAAACCCGCATCGGCGGCTACTGCATCAGGTTCGACGGTGAGAAGTCCCCCAACGTCATTGCGGGCAAGGAGCTTTACAAAGGGCTGCTCACCCAGACGGGCCTTGATGAAATCCGCGCCAAGTTTGGTGAGCGCTCGCCAGGGTTCTACCGGATGGTCAAGTCGTTCCCCTGCCCGACAGGGGCGATTGACACCATCTACTCCGAGCCGGAGCTGGTCAGCCGTCTCTGCGGTCACAAGGATACCCCATGGCTGCGCAGGCCGACGCCGATTGCGTTCCTTGACCCGTCCTTCTCCAAAGGAGGTGACGCCGCTGCCGCCAGCTTCGGGTTCATTGGCGAGGCTCAGATCAATGGCAAAACCATCCAGGTGCTCGAAAAATCAGAGACGATTGACCTGATGATGAAGGTTGAGGCGCAGCACAAAACCAAAGACCGCAACGAACAGCTTGCCGACCTGTTCATCGCCGAGTGCGAGCGGCGCGGCATCGCCATCCCTGACAGGGGCGTTGACGCCACGGGCGGCGGTGATCCCTTCGCCACCATCCTTGCGATGAAGATGGGCCACGGCTTCCAGTTGGTCAGCTTCGCCGGAGCCGCCTCCGACATGCCCGTGAGCGCCACGGACAAACGAAAGGGCAAAGACAGGTTTGGCAATCGTGTCTCAGAGCTTTGGTATGTCGGGAAGGAGTTCGTCGCCAGCGGTCAGATTCGCGGCCTCGACCCGGCCACGATGCGCGAGATGTGCGACCGCACCTACAAGGAGATGGGCAACAAGGTCTATGTCGAGCCGAAGTCGGAGATGAAGAAGCGGACGGGAGGACGCAGCCCTGACCGTGCCGACTCATGGGTTGGCCTGATTGAGATCGCCCGCAGGCGGTTCAAGTTCACCGCCGCCGCCCGTGCGCTTGCTCCTGCTCCCAAGAAGCCCGAGGCGTTTGACTGGTTTGCCGAGGTGGAGCGCCCCAAGAAACCCGACTTCCGCCAGCAGTTTGTCACGGGCGAAGGCTTTCACTCGGAGCAGAATGTTTCCTGGGGTGAAGGGCTTGACAGCAGCATGAACCTCTTCTAAATACGGAAACATGAACGAACAATCCAAATCCCACAACGCCCGTCTCCGCAACGGGGATTACAGGTTCCTTCGAGGCAATGTCCTCGACATCGGCTGCGGCCCCGACCCGATCAAACTGCCTCCACCTGCCGTGGTGACGGGCTGGGATTTGAAGGACGGTGACGCTCAGTACCTCAAAACCCTGAAGGACGAATCCTTCGACGCCGTGGTGTCCAGCCATTGCCTTGAACACATGGTCAGCGTTCCTGTGTCACTCAAGAATTGGGCGAGGGTGCTCAAGACAGGCGGTTACATGTCCATCTCCGTCCCGAGCTGGCTCGCATACGAAAGGTATCAATGGCCTAGCCGATACAACGGCGACCACAAATCCAGCTTCGACCTGATTGACCCGCCTGTTCGTCCTGACCACAATTTCTACACGTTCCGCGATATGCGCCGGATCGGCCTGGAGGTTGGGCTGACGCTGGAGGACGCCCGCATGGAGATTGACAACTACGACCTGACACGCTTGTGGGACAAGCGCCTGGATCAGACGATGGGCAAGGCGCTGGCGCAGGTGACGTTCATCTACCTCAAGGCATGAAAAAAGCTCCGACAACATCCTTCGGTTCCTCCGGCGACTTCGGGGACATCATCTACCTGCTCCCCGTGATCCGCGAAAACGGCGGTGGGCAGCTATGGTTGTACGACCGCCCCTGGACGAAGAAGATCAGCTCGCGGCATGACGTCATCGCTCCCCTGTTTGCGGCACAGAAATACATCAGCAAGGTCATCTCCAACGACGGTGAAGGGGTTGATTACGACTTTGCCACGTTTCGGAGCATGTATCGACCCGAGCAGAACCTGACCACTTCGCAGGCGGTTTACGGACAGAAAACCTACGGGTTGAAAAAGGCCAAGGGGGACACGGCATGGCTGAAGGTTGAAAAGAGCGAGGAGACGAAGGGCCGTGTCATCATCGCCCGCAGCGCCCGCTACCACAACAACCTGTTTCCCTGGAAGCGCATCCTCGCCCACTACGGCAACGCTGTCCTGTTCATCGGGCTGAAGGAGGAGCACGACGATTTCTGCCGCGCCTTTGGCAACGTCGAGCACCGCCCGACCAAGGACTTCCTTGCCCTGGCCGAACTGATCGCAGGCTCTGACCTGTTCATTGGCAACCAGTCCAGCCCCTATGCTGTCGCAGAAGGTCTGAAGCACCCACGCATCCTTGAATGCAACCTGCGCGTTCCTGACTGCATCTACCCGAACGGCGGTCAGGTCTGCTACGACGGGCACCTGGACTTCCTCCCTGCCGCCGGAGGGAAGCAGACAGAGTTCTTCCAGCGCGTGCCGAAGTACAAGAAGGAGGCGTGGTCAGTATGCCCTCCTGGGAAGTGGCAGTATCCAGGGTTCCGCCCGCAGAACGACATCGCCGCCCTGGCGCAGATGCTCGCCCGTGAGGATGGCATCAAAACCCATCAGGCGCGTGACCTGATCTACCTCCACAACTGCGAGCGCCTGCCTGACTTCTTCACCGAGAAGCACGACGGTCAGTTTGAACGAGTCCTCAAAGCCCTGTCCAACGCCCAATGATTATCGTCATCCCTTTCGGCTCCGAAAAGGAAAAGCCCCTGCTCAAGCTGCTTACCCAGGCCGTCTGCCTGCTCGGCAAGGTGAAGCAGCCCGTGCTCATCGCCTCCACCCCCTCGTTGCTGGGTGACGCAAACGCCGCCGCTGACGTGCTCAGGCGTGTCTGTGCCTCGGTGGAGGTGGTGAGCACGGAGAACGAGTTCGCCCATGGGTGGTTCAGGGGGCCGAACAGGATGTTCTACTGGGTGGTCGAGCACCTCGAGATGAAGGACTCGCATGATCCTTTCCTCTGGCTGGAGATTGACGCCTGTCCGGTTGTCAAAGGTTGGTCGGACAAACTGGAGGCTGCTTACGAGGAGGCCGGGATGCCCCACTTCGGGTTCGTCCGCCCCACCAACCACAAGAACCCCGACGGCAGCATCTACACCAAGCAGGGGGACAACATGCTCCTGGGCGTCTCCATCTACCCGCCGCACATGCTCAAGAACCCTGGGCTGGCTCCGCTGATGCGGAACCTGTCCCTTGAAAGCGAGCGAGCCCATGCCCCCTACCCGTGGGACATCTACCTGCGCTGGCAGTTCTTCAAGAAGGGCGTCCATGCCACGCATCTGATTTACGACCGCTGGTGCACCGTGAATTACAAGCGTGGTGTGGACGGAAGGCTGACCTGCGAGCCCCATCCCGACTTCCCGACGGCAAAAGGGGGTGAAATTCCCGTCGAGGCGCTGCTGGTTCATGGCTGCAAGGACGAGACGCTGCACCGCCTGATTATTGCCGAGAACACTCCGGCACCCGTGTTTCACGCCCCTGTCATCCGTCCAGCCCCCGTGATGCAGCCGATGCCCGTGGCACGACCTGCCTACGTCGCCCCTGCACCTGTTGTCCGCGCTCCCGTCCTTCAACCTGTGTCACGTCCTGCCCCTCCACCTCCTTCTGCCCCGGCGAAGCCAGCAGAGCCGAGGAAGCCGGGCAGGCCGGTCGGTTCCAAGACCAACCCCGTCAAGCTGAAGCGGCAGGCTGCGGCCAAGAAATACAAACACAAGCTGCCACCTCTGGACATGACCGGGCTCACCGATCCCGCCGACCGTGTGAAGATGGTGCTCTCCGAACTCAAGGCTCGCAGCCTGCCCTTTGAGGAGAAGGCCGTTCACTTCGGAGCACGCATCGGCCCGATTGGCTATGTCAGGGAGGTGCTGTCCTCCCTTGGCTACGAAGTTGACGGAAAAGGAATCATCAAGCCCATTGAAATCTGACTATGCACTCGTTCATCAAAGACCTCAAAGACAATCCCAAAGTCCAGGCCCGCATTCGCCGGGACAAGGAGATTGAAGCCAGAACCGTCCAGATGGTTCAAGACCTTCTAAACAACTTCGACCCGCTGCCGGGCATCGGCAAGCTGGTGTTCACCATCGCGGTCAACGGCGATGACATTGAAGCTGAAATCGGCATCAAGCGCGAGGTTCAGGCTTCCGTCATCCAGCAGCCGGGAGCATAGTCTGGGGTGATCCCCAGTTTCTCGTCCACACGTTTGAGCACGTCGAGCGGGATCGCGGCCTTGGAAGCAAGGTCGCACCCGCAGGCGAGGCACGACTTCCGATAAACGACCTCGGCACGTGGAACCTTCCTGCCAGCCATCAGCTCGGTGATCTGCTGTGCCAGCCAGCCGCAGCCGCCGCAACTGATCTGCCCCAGCTTGGGACAGGTTGCGCAGATGTCGAGCCTCCTGGCGTGCTCCTGCTCGCTCACCAGATCCGAGCCCTTGCGAAGCTCGTTCATCGTCACCATGAAGCGTTTGATGTCGCTCCCGGTGAACCTACGCTTGTTGGAGTAGTCCTCATCAACAGGGATCTTCGGATTGGCCGCGATGACCGCCTGTTCAAGCTCGTCAACCCAGGTGGCCGGGAACGGGATGTTGCAAGCCTCTCGGTGGTCGCGCACGCGCTTCACAAAGCCGTTCCAGTTCCAGTCCTGGATTTTGACGCCCGTCTCAGGCTGGACGTATGTCCACATCCCGGCGACGGGGTGACTTTTGTTTCGGATGCGTTTCATTTTTCTCCGAGGAGTTCGTTCACCTTGTTGACCATGTTGTCCCATGCGGTGTTGTTTTTCTCGGCGTTTTTGCCCTGGAACGTGGTGCGAACACCCGTGACTCCGAGGCCCATAAGCAGAGCGGCGGTGGCGGGGTCGTCCTGCTGGGAGCCCAGGATTTCAAAAAGCTGAGAAACCTGAAGGGGGATCGGGGCTTTGATGATCTCGCTCTTAATATCCGTCTTGTTACCAACAGGGTCTTTGCCTGCAAGAGCATTGATGATGGATGCCGTGGTAGGGGCGAGCTTGAACCGCAGGAACGAGCCAATCAACGAGTCGCCGGACATGGCCCCGTAGCTCGGAGCGCCTTTCAGCGGGTAATCCCTGAACAGGTCGAGCGGGCGGTCTCCTTCACGGAGGGGCTTGAGCTTGCCTTTTGCGGTGACGGTTTCCCCGGTCAGAAGCCTCGTCAGGAACACCAACGGCTGCTGGAAACCGCCGAGCAGGTCAATCCGGTTGTCGTCGTATCGCAGCTTGCCCGCGTCAGCGGCGCGGAAGTCCAGCTTGATAGGCTCGTCATCCTCATCCTGACCAAGGGACAGCAGGAGCATGGCGATATACACCCCGAAGATGTACTTGGCATACTGTTCGGCGATCAAAACCCGGGTCTGAGGAGACGCCCTCCACAAAGGAAGCCCGAGTGCCATGGCAAACCGGCTGATGCCGAACCTCGCGGCGAAGATGAACGTGTTCAGGAACGGAGCCGCCTGACTGAGGAGCTGGTCTGCCTTCTTCATCTTGAACACCCCACGACCCGTGGCGTTGTTGATGAGATTGGCGATGGACTCAAGGTTCTCCTGCGTGGACTGCTGCGGGGGGCGGAAGATGCTCCCTTTAACGAGGCTTTCCTTCAGCACCTTGTAAGAGGTGACGCGGATCACGTCGAGGAGCGTCTTATAGGCACGCTCCGAACCGCGAACAAGACCTCCTCCAAGCAGTTTGGGCCACTTAGCCACAAGGCGGGTGGCGTATTGCTCCTCCATCTTGGACAAAGGGGCGTTTGGCCCTGCGTCCATAGCCAGATACATACCGACGCGCTTCAATTCGCCGTCTTGGTATTCAGGCGTGTTGCGGAGGCGTTCCTGAACCTCTTTCTCCCCCTCTTCGGTTCGCATGGCGCGAAGCATGTCGGGGATGGCCTTCATGGCGATCCTCGGGTTGCTGAACAGGATGAAGTTACCTTGGTTGGCAATGGCGGACAAGTCAGCGGTAGCCGTGATGACGCGCTGGAGGCTGAACAAATCGCCGATGAAGTCGAACGCCTTGCGAAGGCTGGAACGGTTTTTCAACCTCTCCTGGAGCAGGATGTCGGCCACCGCCATCTTGGCGTCGTCGAGCCTCTTGAGCTCGGACGCCAGCGCGTCGTTGAACTTGCGGGCCTCCTTGACCTTCGGCTTGTAAGTCCCGTTGCGGAGCTTGTCGGCCATGCCCTCGTAATACTTGGTGCGTGTCTCAAGGTATTTGCGGTCGCGCTTGAGCTGCTCCATCACAGGGTCTTTGGCGGCCTCGGCCTTCGCCCTCCTCAGGTCGAACATGACGGCGCGAAGGGAGTTACGCTCTGCGCGAAGGTTCCTCAGCTTGGCGTTCTCAGTGAACGAAGGCTCGCGCCTCTTGGCGTCAATCTCGCCCCTGTTGATACGGTCGTTCAGGTCATTGATCGACTTCTCGGCGGAGGCGATGGCTGCGTCCAGAAGGTCCGCCTCGGACTTCGTTTTCTTCCCGAAACGCTGAGTTTTTAGCTCGTCCCGCTGTTTACGCAGAACTTCCTGCTGCGCTTTCAGGCGGATGATCGTCGGAGTATTCTCCGCCTTTTGAGCAGGCTGAGGGTAGAAGTTCGGGTCTTGAAGTTCCTTGATCTCGGTCTCAAGGCTTTTGATGTTCCGGTCGAGAATTTTCTCAGCGCGTTCGTTGATCTCGTCCTGGGTGAGGTAAGGTTCTCCCTCAATCTCCAGGCGGAGTTCGTCCATCGCCTGCTTGAGCGCGTCACGCTCGTTGAGAAGAACCTGAATCTGCTCGTTGATGATCGGTTCAGACTCAGGCTTGGTGATGTCCTTGTTCGCCAGCTTTTGACGGAGGGAGACAATCTCCTTGGCAATCGACTTCATCCGAGCCTTGGCTTTGTCCTGGAACGACGGCTGCTTCGGCGGGTCAATCTCGTCCAGTTTTGCGCGGAGCACCTTCGCCTGATTTTCAAGGTCGGCGGCTTCGACGTCACGGGTCACTTCCTTGGTGGACTTGGCGTCACGCTTCTTGGCGGCGATCTGCCTGTCAAGGTCCGCGATGCTGTTCCGCAGCCTGGACTTCACGATGTCGAGGGGGGTCTTGACCGCCCGGTTGCCTGGGGCCATCTCCAGGCCGTTCTCCTTCATCAGGCGATACAGCTCCTTCTGGGCCGCACGGATGGCGTCCGTTGCGGCGTCGCGCTGCCTGCCCGCACGGAGGGGGGCGATTTTTCGCTGGGCGTCCTCGATCTTGGATGCGTATTGGGCCAGGGTGCGAAGCTCACGCACCTTCTTGGCAATGTCGCCGCCAGAAGGAAACAGGGGCCTTCCGTAGCCGGAGAAGCGGTCACGAACCTGACGCTCGGTGACATCGGGAATCTGCTTCTGAATCTCCTCCGTGACGGACTTCATCACGTCCTCGACCTTGGTCATGCCCTTCTGCACACGGTCACGCACCATGAGGTAAATGTCACGGGCGGTCACGTCGTCAAAGGTGGCGAAAACCTTGTCCTCGTCGGCTTCTTCGACGTCAGCTTCCTCGGCGGCTTCCGTCGTGTCTGGAGAAGTCTCCTCAACGAAGTCCTTCTTCAGGTTGCTGTCGTAATACGCCTGGGACGCCTGACGGATTTCTTCAAGCTGCTCGTCGGTGTAGTCGGGGTTTTCATCCCGCATGTCCGACATCCACTGGGCCGCATTGCGGACACCCTTGGCAATCTTGATCGCTCCAAGAAGAACGTCGTCGATGGCGTCTGACAAGGCATTGAACAGGAAGGGGTCGGCCATGACCTTCTTCCTTCTCTCAGAGCGGCGGGCACGGATCTTCTCCTCCCACAGGTCGAGGGCGGATTTCTTGCCTTTGCCAGCCTTGGACGCCGCCTTGATGACATCAGCCTTCTCCTGGTTCGCCTTTTCCAAGGCTTTGAAGTCCTTGATGGCGTTGGACTTCATCTCGACAATCATGTTGTCGATGGTCTCCTGAAGCCTTGCGTTCTCCTCACGGGCGGAGCGGAGTTCTTCGATCTTCTTCTCGGCGTCCAGGATGGCCTCGCTCAAGGTTCCGAGCTTTTTGGTCTGCTCCTCGTTGGGGGAGACGCCGCCTGACGCCTGACGGAACTTGCGGATAAGACCGTCCTTTGAGAAGTCCTGCTCAATCAGAACGCGCATCAGGCGAAGGGCGCGTCCAACGTCGCTGATCCCAAGGGGGAGCGCCTGCTGGGCGTCGTCGTAACGTGCAACGGCCTTCTGATAGTTGTCCTGAAGGGCTTGATTCTTCGGGTCTGCCGAGGCCGCGTTGTCAGCCATGTCCACGGCATTGCGACGGTTGGCGATTTCAATGCCCAGGATGGCGATTTCAAGCGAGTTGAGCGACCTCGGACGGGTGTTCACCATGTCCACAAGGGCGTCGCCAACCAAGGGGTCTTTCTCAAACTCCTGCATGGCGAGGTCATACATCTGATCATCGCCAATCGCCTTCTGAATGGGTTGTGCTAGAGGGGGAAGGCCGAGACGTTTGCGCTCCTCGTCCATCGCAGAACGGCGCAGGTCAACGACCTCGGCGGGGCTGGCTTTCCCGGTAGGAATGACTTTCGGCGTCTCCTGTTTCGGCTCGGAACGAGCAAGCGGGGGAGCGGCAACAGGTGCAGCCGCAGGAGCGGCAGGCGTAGCCTCACCCAGCACATCGTTCACCTTGATGGAGTCGTCCATCCCTTCAAACTCGGCGATGTCGCGCACACCGTTGTAGAGTCCCTTGATGTAGGGGCGGATGCCTTCACCAAACTCCTTCACCATGCTGGCGGAGAAGTCGGCAATGGAGCGAACACCGCCTTCGATCAGGTAGCCCGCGTAGTTGGTGGCGGCGGAGAAAAGCTCAGGGTCGAAAGCAGGCAGGTTGAATTGACCGCCCAGCTTGCGGCGAAGAACCTTCCTAGCCTCATCCGCCTTCTCCTTGGTGAACACGGTGTTGGTCGATCCAAACTCGGGGGAGGTCGGATCAACGGCAGCAGAAGTAGCTTTAGAAACCTGAGTAGTTTCTGGCAAGCCTCTCACAAAGGTTTGTCCACTTGCCCACCCTTTGTGCCAAGCCTCATCCCATTTTTGATCTTTAGGAGACCTATTTGGAAGTCTGTCTGGGGGCGGTGCTCCTTGCTTCTTTGTAGCTGCTCTAAAACCCTGACCAAAAGCCGATTGCTCCGTTTTTGTTTTGAAAACTACGGCGGGCTTTTTAGTCGCTTTTGTAGGAGCGTTTAGAAGTTCGGAAATCTTGTACGCTATCTGCTCCTCTGTTACCTCTTTTTGCGTCACTTGCCCTTCTTCACCTTCACGGCCCCGCTGTGCAGCTCCTTCTTGAGCTTGGCCTTCTGCGCGGGTTTGAGGGGGCTGGCCTTGGACAGGAGCAGGCCCACCTGTTTCTTGGACTTCATTTTGGATGCTGGCATCTTGGGGTTTTGGGGTTGTGGTTTGGGGGGTCGTCTCGGGTGACGGCAAAGGTTTTGGGATCGCACCTATTTTACCGACTAGGCGGTATGGGCTGGCACCTCCGTGCGTCATGCTGCTACCGCTGTCGTCGTATAACAACCCGTCGGGGGTAATGGCATAAAAGGAAGTGCCCCTTGAACCAAGAGAGGATACTTTAACCCGAAAGTATTTCGTCCCTCTCGGCAAATCCTCCGAAGGAATTCTCTCTACTTCAGAAGGAGCTTTTTGAAGCTGAAGCCGACCTAAGACGTCTAGTTTTTCTTCAACGTCCGAAACTAGGGTTGCAAAAGGGTTTTGAATAGCAGGCAGGACTTTGATTTTCGTGCTTGGAGGGAGATTGCTCCACCCTCCCCCTTTGTGCTCCACAACAAGTCGTCCGTCGTCTTCATACCCTACGACTTTCAAAATCTCTCCGTCGTATTCAATCTCAGTTCCTTTGGCGAGGGGCTTGTTCTGATCTACTTCGGTCGTCTCGTTCATCCCCCCACCCTGCTCCGTCACCGCCTCCGGCGCAACAGTTTTTTCTGTTTCTGGAAGAGGTTTTACTTCCTCCGCAGCCCCCGTGACGACCGGAGCCTCTGCAATCGGTGGCTCTGTTGATACAGGCTGCTTGGGGGCGGCGGTTTGTGTCTCACCTTCGACGGGCAACTCGGTTTGCTGTTCACTGATGGGGGGTGTTTGAGAGACAACGGGCGTCAGTCCTGCTGCTTCAGGCTCAACAGGCGCTTCTGGTGCCTGTGCTGGCGGTTGCTCTGGCACCACTGGCATCCCCCGTGATTCCGGCACGACCTGTCGAACGCCCGGCTCTTGCGATACGGCTGCTTGCGGCTTCTGCTCATCAGGTGCGGCGGGGGTGATGGGTTTTTCCTTCAACACCGCAGCGGTGACTGGCAGCACGTCCTCATTGCCTTCAACTGCTTGGGCGATTTTGACCTTCTCATCCAGGTCGGCGAGCACGGGGGGAAGTGGTTCTTCTGGAGTGACAGAGACGCCTTCGGAGGCGGAGACGGGGGCGGATTCTTCCTTCTGAGCAGAAGGCAGCAGAGTGCCAATGCCTCCAACGGCACCACCAGCAACGCCCCCGAGGGCTGCGGCTTCACCAGCACCTTCAAGGATGCCAGGAGTCTCAACTCCTGCTGGAGCCAGCAATTTTGTGGCGATATTGCCTCCGACCTGAGCCAAGGATTCTTCCCCAGCCTCGGTGCCGATGGCCTTCACAACCCCGCCAGCGCCTTTTTCAAGGGTGTCGCCTATGATCTTCCTCACAGGGGCAAGTTCAGTTCCAAGGTCGAAAGGTATTTTCTCGGTGAGTCCCTCAATCGCCCCACCAAGCAGAG